AGTCAACAACCAACAAATCAAGGTTTACATCGCCAAGAACGGCACAACGATTGACCAGTCAATGACCGACATCACAACGGCTCACACGAACGGCCATGCGATTTACGCGGAGGCTTACGTTACGGGTGCGGTCAACGATGAGTTCACCATCTACATCAACGCAATCGATAGCGGTGCAAGTATCACGATTTCAGCCCTTTCATTTACCATCCACACGCTATGAGTAATAAATCTACTCAACACTTCACCCAATGGTTGGGGATAGAACACAAAGTGCCAGTCATGTTGGAGAACAGGTCCGGCAAGTACATCACCTACGGCTTTGCCAACGAATACCCCTACTACCTGCTGGACAACTATCGCAGGTCGTCAAAGCACAACGCTATTGTCAACGGCAAGGTGAACTACATCATGGGCGGAGGCTGGCAGGCAGGGGAGGACTTGACCGTAGAGCAGCAGGCCCGGTTCATCAAGTTTTTCGACGGAATGTCAAGCACGGAGGACCTGAACGACATCACAGAGAAACTGGTACTTGATTTAGAACTATTCAACGGCTTTGCGGTTGCGGTTACTTGGTCCAAGTTGGGGACCATCGCCAAAATGGAGCACGTCCCGTTTGAGAAAATCCGGGTTGACAAAGAGGAGAAGATGTTTCAGGTGGCCGACTGGTACAACGACGATATGATGCAGTTGTTCCCGAAGGTCGGGGACATTGAGAAAATCCCTGCCTTTGACACCGAGAACCGCATCGGAAAGCAGTTGTTCTACTATCGGGTTTACGCAGCAGGCGTGAAACACTATCCTCTCCCCGAATACATCGGAGGGAATGCTTGGATTGAGGCAGACGTGCAAGTGGCGAACTTCCACAACAACAACCTCCGCAACAACTTTTGGGGCGGTTACTTGATTAATTTCAACAACGGCATTCCTACACCTGAAGAACAGGGGGACATTGAGAGGCAAATCAAACGCAAGTTTTCGGGAACCGACAACGCTGGTCGCTTCGTGGTTACATTCAACGACGATGCAGCCAAGGCCCCGACGCTTGAACCGCTCACTCCGAGCGACATGGATAAGCAGTTCGAGATACTCAACAAAGCCATTCAGCAAGAGATATTCATCGCCCACAGGGTTACAAACCCGATGCTTTTCGGAGTAAAGACCGAAGGCCAATTGGGTGGACGCAACGAATTGGTCGAGGCTTACGAACTATTCAAAGCCACCTACGTCAACGACCGGGTTCGCAAGGTGGAACGGATGATAAACTACCTCGGCTCGTTCAACGGAGTCGAAGGGATGGAACTTATCCCCGTTGAGCCTATCACCGAGCGACTAAGCGAACAAGCCCTGTTGCAGATAATGACCCAAGACGAACTTCGGGAAAAGGCAGGCCTGCAACCCTTGGAGAAACCTGCCGACGTGGTGGGACCCAATCCCCAACCCGATGAGCAACCGCAAGCCGTGGAAGCCTTGCAGAGCAACGACAACATCAAGAAGTTGTCAGGCCGTGAGTATCAAAACCTGATGCGTATCGTGCGTCAGTATATGCAGGACAAAATCACGCTGGAAATGGCTCGGACCATGTTGTCAGCAGGATTCGGTTTGTCTGCCCAAGAGATTGACACGATGCTCGGAGTGCAGTCCCAAGAGTTCAGCGAGCCAACTTGGGGCGAAGAAGACGACGAGGACTACGGATGGGGCGAGGAAGAGTTCAAAGTCTTGGAGGTCGTTGCAAGCAAGTTTGGAAGCCATGCAGACGACTACCACGTCATGCACTCCAAGCCGATGCGGTTCGACACCAACATCGACGAAAACATACGGTTGGCCTTTGCCGAACTGGGCGAAGAAGAGGTCGAACTGGACAAGAAGATTGAGGCTTATCGCAAGAAGAACCGGGACGCAAGCGTTGAAGAAATGGCAAAGGAGTTCGGGGTCAGCAAGGCGAAGGTCGCCAAGCGAGTCGCCTACCTAATCACAAAGGACCGCTACCCAATTAGCAGGGCCGTGGACAACATTGCCGAGCAGAACCTACCCAAGAATGTCAAGGAAGTGGCAGAGCCAGTCTTGGAAGTCCGCTACAAGTACGCATGGGCGACAGGTTTCAGCAACAAGGACAAAGGCTCAAGCCGTGAGTTCTGCAAAGTGATGCTTGACTTGGCCGGTCAAGGCAAGGTTTACACCCGTGAGGACATCGACGGGATTTCTGCGATAATGGGCTACTCGGTTTGGAACAGGAGGGGCGGTTGGTATCACACCCCCAGCGGAGTGAATCGCCCCCAATGTCGCCATGTATGGGAGCAGCAGTTGGTCATCCGCAAAGGCAACAAAATTTCAAAGGCATGAAGGCACTATTCATAAGCGAAGAAACGCTGCTCGACAACTCAATCATAAACGAGAACGTCAGTTACACGCAGATACGTCCAACGGTCATCAAGGTCCAAGAGATGCGGATTCAGCCCATCGTTGGCTCTCCGTTGTACGGGGAACTGGTTACGCAGGTCGTCAGCGGTTCAACGTCTGCACTCAATCAAACGCTGCTGGAGGATTACATTCAGCCGGCTATGATTCAGTGGCTTTACTACGAGTTGCCGATGGTCCTTGCGTTTAAGTACATGAACAAGGGGATGGTCCGTAGAACAAGCGAAGAGTCCTCCCAAATGAGCATGGAAGAGATTACCCGGCTGACCGACAAAGTGAAGAACGATGCCGAGTGGTATTCCGAACGCATTACCCGCTACCTGATGGAGAACCGCAACTCGTATCCCTTGTGGAACTCGCCTCCTTCTGCTCTTGACACGATCTACCCGAACGCCACCAACTACCGAACCGGGATGGTCTTGGACCGCAACCGAAGGATGGGAATCAGCAACCTTGACTACCCCTACCCCTACGGTCAATTCGGGGCGTGTAATGACTGCTAAGCATGGGAGCGCATAAAAAAAACATACTGAAACTTCAGACTTATGTCATGGATAAAAATCAAGCAGGCCCTGCTGGACCTTGCAAATGCTCATCCTCAGGTCAACTCCTTCGGGACGGGCGACCCTCTTGCAATCGGCACGGACAACACGATAAATCTTCGAACCCCAAGCCGTGAGCGTATCGTCTATCCTTTGGTCTTTGCGGATGTTCAGTCGGCAACTACTGATGCTGGGACTTTGGACCTTGTGGTCGGTGTCTATTTTAGCGACCGGGTGGAGTCCATCAAACCGATGGGTGGAGTGGTTTCGGGCAGCCCTACGCTGGGTTGGCAGGACAACGAGGACGAGGTCCTAAGCGACCAGTTACAGGTAGCACAGGACTTCATATCGTCGCTTACAAACGACCCGAACGAGGACTGGACCCTCTCATCCAGCGTGAGCCTTACGAGGTTTGTAGAGAGCAGAGATGACCGCACGGCAGGATGGCAGGCGACGATGACCTTTGAGATTCCTTACTCTCACTCCGTTTGTGAAATTCCCACATAAAAGACATTTACAATTAAACGCTAAAAAATGCCTACACCTATTCTGCAACAAATGCTCGGTCAGGGCGGTACGATGGAGTTCATTGATGGACTTGTTACCGGGAAGAACTACGACTTCCTTGTAGTCAACACCGCTGCGACTTTCACAACCCTTACTGGAACTGGAAGCGAAAACCTTCTAACCGCTTACAACTTTAGCGGCAAGTCCCTTTCCGCTGGCATCGTGATAAGCGGTCGCAATGGCGGTAAGATTACTGCCGTTACTCCAAGCGTCGGTTCGGTTATCGGTTTTACATTCCTATAAGCAATGCTGATAGGCTACGGCTACGGCTATCCAACAAACCAACTGCTTGGCGGTGGCAATCCGTTTTGGCTTGCCTTCAACCAACGTGCAGACGCTGACGGGGCTTTGCCTGCGGAGGCTGCGGTCAATGGATGCCTCCAAACCCGATTCCTCAACTCCTTCCAATCATACGCTTTCTTCGTCTTTTATTCCAACTCTTGGCAGCCGTTTATGCAACGGGCGAACACCGACTCGGCTGACGCTGCGGAGGTTCGCTTCATCAACTGCCTTGAAGTCCGAATGTATAATCTTTTAAACGCATAGCAGATGCCTGCAAGCCCATCACTCCTTATCGTCCCTGCTCGCTTTAAGACGGGGAAACTCTACACACAAATCGCTACGACTTCGGCTGGGGTTG